ATATGCACAGGAATGGCCGAGGTGACGCGCTTGTCTTCTTTGAACAAGTACGTGTCTCCCATCACAATCGCGTGCCTGCCGTCCCTCCAGTAAACCTCAAAAATCTCAACCCTGTTAATGGGCTGGATCTTCGCGTTTTGGTACTCCTGCACGTCCGTAAAGCCCATCTCTTGGATTTGCTTCTTAAACTCTGGGTACGCCCTTTTGAGGTCACTTTTCGTGTGAAACGACCTGATGCCAACCCATTGCGACTCGTCAGCGCTTGACGCGCCCTTCTCAAAGTACAAGTCGTAGGGAGAGATAACGTCGCAACGGACGTTCTTATCTTCAGCATCGTAATACGTGTGCAGCGCCGCCGTGCCGTAGGTCAACAGGTCCCCAAGCAACTTCTCGCCAGCGGCCTGGAAATCCGACTGCTGCCACCAATACTGGAGCGCGGCCAGAGAGGTTTTAGCCTTTACCACGTCTGATGTAGAAGGAGATGCCGGCAGAACGGTCGCTCGTGGGAACGCCAACGCCAGCCGAGCCATAAAGTTGCGAAACACGTTAATCAGGCGGTTCGCTACAAGGCGGTCAGTCCGCTTCCCGGTTAACTGGCGCCACGACTGGTCTGTTTGGCGGGCCTGAAGGTCCATCCACTGGTTGCCCTCAAGAAACAGCGTGGCCTTGTCCCACTCAAGCTCTAGCGGCTTACGGTCGTTCTCAAAGTTCTTGAGCTTGCCGACTAGGCCGTCTGGAAACTTTGCGGCCATTACTTTTCGTCCTCTTCGTCGTCTTCCCAGGGCCACTTCTTGGGCAAGTATTTCTTGGCGCCCATGGTTGCAAGCTTGCCCATGTCCTCGGTTTCACCGCGCAGGGCCCCAGCGCCGGCCTCTCCGACATTTCCGCCGGCTTCCGCCCCAGCAGCCATCGCTGCGGGGCCCCCAGGTGCGGCCAGAATGGCTCCAAGGATTGAGCCGCCAACCCGACCGGCCTTCTTGCCCTTTTTCGTATTGGCGTCATCCACGCGACCGATGGCAGCCATGGTAGCGGCTTCGTCTTCGTTAAACATATCAGCCATACATGTCTTCCTCGGTCCAGTGGCTAGGGGGAATATAGTCCCTTTTCGCCTGCTCGTCGCGAACTAACTCAACGCGCTGTCTCTCGCCGAGGTACCAAAACCACCGGCCCAAGACGACAGAAAGCCCCATGAGACACAGACACAAAACGAGTTCCGCACCTGTACTCATGGGGCCTCCTTATTCTTGGCAGCCTTGCCTACGTCTACGCAGTAATCACGCAATTCACGTAAAGCTGACACTGAGCAGCGTTAGACGACACCACCACTAACTGCAAGGTGCCTCCGGCTGCAATTGTGTTGTGCGTAACATCGATCGCGCCAGAAGCCGCAACAGCATCCGCTGCGCCAGTCAGGGCCACGGCGCAAATGGCATTCGAGCCGTTGCGAATAGTCACGCCGTCAGTGCCGCCACCGGCCGCAACCTTGATTGCGTTTGCAGACACAACGCGCAGGTTGTGGCTGTTTGGCAACTGCATGACGTAAGTGGCGCCAGCGCTTGGGAGGTCGAAGACCAGAGTCACGGCCGAGCCGACGTGCACGTTTCCGCTAACCGTTGCCGGCGTTGCGGTCATGTGGCCAAGAAGATCGTCCACGATCGTGTTACAAGCAGTCTTGTCACCAAGCTCGTAGACGTTGAACTTTGCAAAATCTTGATAAGACATTGTTTACTCCTATCGGGCCAGGCCGGTCAGAATCGCATTAGCGTTCGGCCGGACACAGACGAGGTTGTAGTCCCATTCGAGGAAGCCCTCGATACGAGCAGAGCCCTGGACCTTGTTGATGATGCGCCCGTCCTCATCGGCAAAACCGATGGGAGAAAGCTCGGCAACCTTCCAATGCTTGCGCTTGATGAAGATAAGCATGCCGTTGTCGACGTGCCGTGAGGTCTTCATCGGAATACCCGCATAGGAGATGTTGCTGAATCCACCGTCAGCGCGCTTCTTCGACGAGTTCGCATCGGAGAGAATCTCCTGCGCGCCCGAGAACAGCGTGGTGTACTGGTTGCGGAAGAGTGGGCTGATCCAAATCTGGTCAGGCTCCTCTCCAGCAGTGTTCATCACGCGGTCAAAGGTCTGCTGAATACGGTCAAGAGAAATGGCCGTCTGAGCACCCGCAACAGCGCCCATGTCCAACACGTGCGACTGGAGCGTCTGCGTAGACGCCGTGCCGCCAGTGTTGCCACGATTGAGGCCGTGAATTGTCTCGTCAGCAATGTTGCCGTAGAGACCCTCTGGCTCCAAGCCGCAGATGTTGGCGACAGCCTCAGTGGCCGACCCAGCGCCCGTGGTGGCCTGAGTCGGGTTGACCTTAATGGCCATACCAAACCCAACAGGCACCGCATCGGTGTCAATGTCAGTACCGCCGCCGCTGATCAACTGACCCAGGGCGATTGTTCCTGCGGCAATGTTGACGTTAGCCGACGTGAGCGTGCAGGTGTCGTTTGCAACAGCGCCGATCGGGTTGTAGCTCGACAGATTGCCAACCGCCATGCCAGCGCCCGTTCCGGTGAGGTCCGGCGCATTGCAAATTACCTGCACGCGCAGGGTCTGGCCAGTGGCCTCAACAGCCAGAGCAACCGCCCGAAGCTTGTTGATGTCGCCAAAGAACGGAACGGCGACGTTTGCAGCAGCGTTGCCGAGAGGGTTGAGCTTTGCCGTGATGAAGCCAACAACGTGTCCACCGGAGGTGGTCATGCGGTTTGCTCGGTTCTTGGCGGCCTCTTTGGCTCCGTCCATTTCGAGTTCCAGCGCACCGATGAAGGCTCCTGCTCCGCCCTTCTTGGCAGACTTGAGAGACTTGTTGGTGATTTGGAATCGAGACACCAGGCTCATGGCAGTAACCACCATTCGCTCAGTTCCGACGTTGCCGGCGGTGGGCAGGTTGCCACCATCGTCAATGTAGCCGACGCCCGTGTTACGGGTAGTCTTGATTGGGAAAATTGCCTGTGAACCAGACCACGAAACACTTTGCTTCGAGAACTCGTTCAGAATATCGATTTCCTCATTAAGCTGCGTCGTAATAGGAGATACATAGAACTCCTTTAGCGCAGCATTGAGGGTCGTCAGATTCGCGACCATTTGATTGTCCTCCTAGGGACTAGCTGTCGAAAAAACCTTCCTGGCGCAGCATGCGGGCCATACTCTCACGGGCACTGTCCATGGTGGGCTCTGGGCCGGAATCAATGTTAAGCGAGTCGTTCGACGACCTGGGGACGCGCGGTGCCACGTTGTGTGACCCCGCTCCCTGTGTCTGCGAAGACTTGTACTCGTCAATTCCGGCTTGCTTGTAGTGCGTCACCATAGACCGGTACCTGTCAGCGTAAACCTTCATCGCGTCCAGGGACTTGTGGTCAATTACAGCTTGGTAGAGGACATCCTCTGGCACGTCAGGATACTCGGCTTGGATCTCCGACATCTTGCTATCGAGTAGCTTCTCGCCCTCTGCGAGTTTTGCTTGCTCCTCAAAAGCACTAAGTCGTTGCTCCAGCGCCGAGTAACGGTCTGGCTGTTCTTCGCCAAACCCGCCTCCGAAGAGGTCGTCAGAGCTAAAGTCATCATCTCCCGCAGGAGGAGTGGCTAATTGTGACCGCTCTTGCTGCATTGCGTCGAGCTTCTTTTGAAGCTCTTCGTTTTGCGTCTGCATTTCACGGTACTTGTGGTTCTCCTCGCGAAACCGTGCGTACGGAATCGTGTCAGGAGGACCGCCTTGAGCATTTGACGGCTGCTCGTCTGCCGACTCCGACGCCTCAATTTCTGGGCTGCTGTCTCCCTGAAAATCCTCGTCGGCCTCGCCCTCTCCCATTGCCTCTTGATTATCGTCCTCGGCATCGTTGGACGTAGTGTCGAGTTCCATAGACTCATCCACAGCAGGGTCATCAGCAAATGACTCATTAATCATCGCTTCGACTGCTGACTGTGCTGATTCGTCTAGTAAACCCATGGTTGCCCCTTTTGTTTAACGCCAGGAGGACACCCCGGCTGTGGACGATTTAATCGATTTGCATAGCGCTTGGCAAGTCTTCGTCTAAGAAGTCCATCACATCGTCGTCCTCAAAGTGCCCTTCGGGCTCGTCCTCAGGACGCCTGCCGGTCTGCCGTTTGTATGCTCTGCGCTCTGCAAAACCCACAGGGCGGCGGCGCTGCTTCTGCTCTTTAACGTGGTAGGACTGCTCAAAGCCCATGGTCGCCAAGGCGGCAGCGAACACCATGTCGTCGTGCTTGCCGATGTCATGGATAGGCTTGCCGCTAGCGTTGTACACAAAAGTGTTAATCTCGTGCTGCATCCTGGGGTCAATGACCTCAAACCAGCCGCGCGCAATCCACTCTTGCAGCCGAGCGAGCATAATGGGTCGCGTCTCAGCGCCGGTCCACCAGCCCATCTTCGAGGGGTCAGGCACCTTGATGTCCGCAAACTTTGGCTGAGTGTAAACCTGCCCCCAGTTACTGTTGACCAGATGCTCAATGACGGCCGCGCCGTTGTTGTTTCGCTCAGGGACGACCAGGGCGCCCCATTTCTTGGCCTCTTGAAGCACTCGCTGAGAGAACCAGATGATGGGCATGCGGCCGTAAAACGACGCCACGGTACGCACTTTCGGCGCTTCAGCGTCGCGCTCTGTCACGTCTAGGACGTGGAACGCGCTGTAGTCCGCTGTGTCGTTTGTAGAGCCAGAAGCGGTGTCGACCCCAATCACGTACGAGCGGTACTTCTTAGGCTTCTCCCACTCCATGTAGCCCTCGTTGAACTTCACATGGGGGAACACCACGTCGAAGAACCTGGAGCCAGACGTCACAAACGCATGCTCAGGCAGGAGCGGGTACTCCTGCATCCACGTGTTCCAGTTGGACACGCACTTGGTGTAGTACGTCGACACCGCCCAGTTTAGCTGCTCTTCGCTCAGTGCAAACTCGGCCGCATAGTCGACAAACTGTTGTGGTACCTTCTCCGCCTTTTTGCTCGACACGTAGCCCTTGTCATCTGTCCACGAGACGAAGACCTTGGCGTAGCCGGCGTCCTCGTACCAGAGGCGGTGGGCGTCGTTCATGCCGTTGGCGGTAGTCTCAAGCACGATGTCCGCGCTATCCGGGGCAGAGTTAGCAGCGGCTGCCATGGTCTCTGGAATGTGGGTGTAGTGCGCAAACTCAGAGAAGTGGATGCTCATCACCGTGTCGCCACGGAAGCCCTTGGCCGCAGCAGAGATGCACTCAACGCCTCCGCGATGGAAGAACTCAAGACACGTCTTGGAGTCATAGGCGGTACGAAACTTTAAGAATTTCGGTAAGTTATCGTATATACGGCGGTATATCGCGAAAATTTTCTTCGCCCCGGCGTCGGACTCAGACACCACCAGGACGCGATGATTCTCTCTGAAGAGGGCTTTCCAGAGGAAGTAGCAGGCCACGATAGTGGTCAGGCCCTCTTTTCTAGCCTTGAGGATGTATATCTTCGACGCGTCTTCCGTAGCGTCTAGGAACTTCCGTTGAGCTAGATTGGGCTGGATAGTGACGAGGCGAAGCGACTCTCGGTCGATAATCTTGGCCCAGTTGGTAGCAAAGTGCCAAAAGTCAGAGCCGCACCGACTTATCTCTTCGAGTACTTCACGGCGCACTACTTACGAACGAGCCGGTGGCTGCGGGGTCCTGGGGAGGGGCTTCTTGCCCGTCTTCTTGCCCGTTTTCTTCTTCTTAGGCGGAGAGGCAGCCGCTAGGCGCTTCTTCTCGGCGTCGCCGGCTTTCTCGGCCTTGGTCTTAAACTTCTTCAGCGGAGGGATTTCAATCTTCTCCATTTTCCGCATCTTCTCAGGCCTTGCCTTCTTCTTAGCGGCGGCCTTCTTCTTGGCCTTCATCTTGTCCGTAGCCCGTGACCTGATAAAGGCGTTGTCGTATTCCGCTTGTCCGTCACTGCCCCTTTCCCGGTTTGCGTAGGCATCCCACCCCACGTCATCGGCCTTCTCCATGCTCTTCCTGTGGGCTGCCGACTTCGGGTACTCGCGGTCTAGCTTGCGCTTCGCTGCCTTCTCCTCGGCCCTCGTCCTCATGTGCTCATAATGGGCCTTATTGAATTCCTCGTCCGTCCTGGCTTTTTCGTATTCCATCTGGTCAGAGAAGCCAACTTGTCCGTAATACCTGTCTGCGTACTCGCGTTTTTGGACGTACTCGCCGGCCCGCTGCACACCCTTGGCGTGCTTCTTAGCCTTGGCTTTGCCCTTAGACGTGTCGATTGTGCCGGTCTTCTTGCCGACGACGCGCTCTCCGCGATCAACCTCCTCCTGGCGCTCTCGGCCCTTGGCGTACTTCTCTTTGTCGCCGGGCACCATGGTCATATACTTAGACGCGAAGGAGTCGCCAGACTTCCCCTTGCGCTTCTTGGCAGCAGCAGCAGCCTTCTTCCCCTCTTCGGTGTAGGGGTACTCTTTTCCGTCTACCTTGGGCATGGTGTCTCCTAGTTGGCTTTAGAGAGTCTAAGGACCTCTAGGCCTGGGTCTGACGACTCTTTCGGGTGGTCAATGATGCCCCTGAGAAGACCGAGGACTTCGTCAGAGTCCGTATCCATTCCCCGTAGAGCTTCTGAGCGTGCTTCGAGGAACTCGACTTCTGCTCTGGCCTTAGCGAGTTTAAGCCGGTCAAGTTCCTTTTGGGCTTCTGCTGAGACGGTGTGGGCTTCTGACCACTTGAACCGTCTGGCGAGTAGCCACTGGGCAGACTTCGCGTCTTTCTTGGATTTAGCCCAGACGATGTTGAGCAGGTCTTGCTCTGCCTGGCCTTCTGCTGCGAGTACTCTGTCACGGAAGTCGACCTTGTTCTGGTCAGGGTTCACTTGCTCTGCTTCGGCGATCCACTTGTAGTACGTCGGAGTCGAGATGCCAACGCGTTTACAGATAGAACGCACGCTGTGTCCGCTCTCTAGGCCAGTTACCACAGCGTTAACCAGTGCGGGTGTGAACTTAGACACTTGCATACTCCTTGGCGAGCTTGTTTCGCTTCCGGGCGTTATCAGTCCTAAGTGCAGTATAGAGCGTCTGGATGAATTCACATAGCTCTTGTACTAGACCGACGATAGCGGCGTTGTCTTCGTCTTGTACGTCCTCGTCGATTTCGTAGTCGAAGAGTCGGTCCACAGCAGCGTTGATAATCTTGCGGCAGGCTCTGTGCCTGGGAGCGAGCGTTTTGTCGGTATGTGGCTCGTAGTAGCGCTGCATTTGGCCGCACTCTTGGAGTGTCACCATGCGAACGGCCTTTACGTGATCAACCCTGCTCATCTTGTGAGATGGGTTCTCCCGCATCACGCGCTCAAACTCCTGGACGATCTCAAGGCTAGCCGTAATCGCCGCAAGCGACTCGTAGCACAGCCCATCAAGCGACAGGGTGTCGTAGACTTCGATTACAGCCATTTCTGTCGAAAGCCCGTGTCTCGGAGAGCGCCATCAAGGGCTCGCTTGCTGCGCAATACGCCACCACGTCGCAAAGGCCCGAATGCGCAGTAGAGCATGCCACGCACAATGTCGGACTCTTCCATGTTGTGAGTAGCTGCCATCTGGTCAACCCAGGCCGAGACCTCGTCAGACACGGTGGCCCAGAGAGCCTTTGGCTGGGGAGCGGGCTCGGCAGGAAGCTCTTCGAGAGCAGCCTCAACCACGGCCGGCTCGCTGTCGTCTAGCGACTCAAGCAACGCTACGAGTTCGGTCTTCTTAGCCTTAGCAGGCGCTTCGCAATCTCGCTCAATGAGCAGGGCGCGCAGGGCCTTAACGGTCATCTCAGAGTAGTCCACGGTGCCTCCTTGGCTGGGCAGAGCGTAAATCACAGGTACGCAATGCGTCAATAACCTAGACGCTCAAGCCAATCCACGGCCTCTTTCCAGCCATAAGCGACGCATGTAGACCAGCCACTTTGCTCAAGCCAGCACAGCCAATTACGCTGGGCAGGAGTCAACCGGCCTTTCGCTGAACTCTTGCCCTTAGGCTTCTTAAGCTCAATGGCGACGCCACGAGCCCAGGGAGCATTAGGGGCTGGAGTGATGATGATGACGTCAGGCACCCCGGCCTTCATGCCACCACGCTTGAGCTTGGTCCCCTGGCGAACGTTACGCTTGCCCTCGTTGGGTGTGTGCCACCAGACGATGCCCTTAGCGTCGAGCCACTGAGCGAGCCACTCCTGGTGCTTCTGCTCAGAGACGTCCTCCTCCATTCCCGGGAGCGCAGGCTTTTTGGGCCCTCCAGCGCGTTTTCTAGTCCTCCCCATTATCAGCCCCATACTTGCGGTCTGTGATGAGCTTAGCGGCATACCACCATGTGCGGCAGTGACGCGGCATGTGGCGCATGAACGAGAGGAATAGCCGTATCTGACTTAGTAGCTTCATGTTAGCACCCTGCTAATGTGTTTGAGAGCCTAAGGGGTCGTATGGAATTAGGGCGGAATAAGGCACAGATGGGGTAGGGGTAAGGGGGACGACCCCCCGCACCTTGTTGGACTACAGACCCCGAAGCTAAGCCACCGCACAGTCCACGCATCAGCATCGCACGGCCTTCAGCCTACGCTGGAGGGCTTTCACCTGCGCACGTTCCTCTCGACTACACGCTGGCAGTATGTAGGCAAGGTCGGCCATCGTAGCGCCAACGTGGGGCAGCATGGGGACACCTAGATCTGCACCGCTCTCGATACCCCGCACCTTCATCTCCAGGTGAGCGAGACGCTTCGCCTTGTCCACATAGCGGTGCTGCTTCTCCGCGCCAAGCATAGCTCCAACGGGCTTGAGCACAGACCGACCCCCGCGTGTGTGTGCGCTGTTGTTAAGTCTATAGTCTGTCTTAGTCT